CTGCATTAAAGGAGCAGCTTCTTGAGGAGGCATTTGTTGAGCTTGTTGTTGCATCTGTTGATACTGTTGCATAGCTTCTGGAGGCATTTGCTGTTGAGCAATTGCATCTGCTTTTAACTGTAAATGTTGCATGATATGTGAATGTATGTTTCCTTGTATTTGAGCATTCATCTGAACAGGAGCCATATTTAATAAAGATACGTGAGTAGCTATATGTGCATCATGGTCTTGCTCTGGAAAAGCTTGAGCTGGTCCACCCATCATAAGACCACTATTTTCCATACCAGACTCCATAGGTTTAGGAGTTGTATCTGGTGGTGGCATAAGTAGTTGGTCTATATTATCTGCACCTAGAGCAGCATACATTCTTCTGTAAGCTTCATAAGTTCCACCAGGACCATGAATCTCTGGATTAGATTGAACTAACTGCATCATTTCTTGAGCCATAACTATTCTCTGGCTAGTAGAAAATATATCTGGATTACTTACTGGGAATATATCTACCCTATCATCAAAATCTTGTTGTTTAACCTGCATATTACCGCCTGATACCGCATAAGGATAAACAGGAGGCAAGCTATCTTTAAATATAGTAGCAAGTAATCTAAATTCTTTTTTCTGACCGTTATGTAATCTTTTATGAATAGCAGATAATACTTTGCTTGATTTTTCCATAAGAGCTAAAGTAGTTCCAACAGGAGCTTGAGTATTGCCTTCACCAATATTTGTATCTGCAATAGAAGCAAATCTTTGACCAGATTGTACTAATAAACCTAATAAATTAAGTAAAGTAGCACTTGGTTCTTTAAATGGTAATGGTTGAATGGCATCTCTAAGTGAGCCTGCAGGAGCGTCAACATCTCTAAATTCACCTGGTTGTATTGGCTCGTCCTCATCTCTAATTCTAATACCTCTAGTTTTAAAACCAGCAGGTAAATTAGCTAGAGTACCAGCATCAATTAACTGCCTAACAATAGATGTAGAAGCTTTAGACAAACCACCAATCATGTGGGTTAGCCCAAAGCCGTAAAAACCTAATCCAGGAAGAAACTTAAAGTGAACAAAGTATTCAGTCTTTTTCTTCATTGGGTCTTCTTCTTTAAAGTTTCTTCTGATAGCTAAAATGTTTTCACTATTAGAGTCTATTGTTACGATATAAGGTAATTTAACTCCACTAGGCTCACCATCTTGGCCCATATCTTCAAAGCCTTCTAAATCTAAATTACAATGAACCTCATAAAGAATAGATACTTCACCATCATCATAGCTTGGCTCCACACCTTCTAGTTTTTCTTTTTCTGATTGTATGTCTGAATTTAAAGTAACATTATCTCCAGTCTCAACATCTACATTTTTGTAAAATCCAATGGCTTGTAATTTCCTTACATCATTTTCTGGCATCTTAACAACATGAGTAATTCGCGAACAGGTTTCTAAGTCAGTTGTATAGTAAGGAACAATTAAATCTTCTGGAGCTACAAATTTAGATACAGGTCTGCTTAAAGTTTCATCGTAATAAACTTTTTTAAACGCAGAACCTGCTAAAGGAAGGTAGAACAACATTTGGTCTAACTCTTCATCATACTCTTCCATAACATGAAGAATTTGATAATTCATAAACTCTTTAACTCTTTGAGCCTGCTCTTCAACTAAACCATCATAAGCACCTACTACTTGAGTCTTAACAGGTCCTCCAGCTGGTAGTAATTCTTTATATGCTTGAGCTTGGAACTGAGTAACAGATTCTCCTAATAACGGATGAATAACACCACTAGCTCCTGCAAAAGGTTCAGACCTATTATCATCAAACTTCATACCTAAGTATTTAAGTCCGTCTGTATAAGTTCTTTCCCAATCTTCTCTGGATGATTTGTCGCTTTCAATAGCTCCTACTAATTCTATATAGATAGTAGAAAGTTCTTGAGGTGATATAACTTCTGCTAGATTTTCTGCAAAACCTACTTCTGGCATCATTGGCTCTTCTGGGCCTAATATTGCAGAACCGTCTTCTTGCATTTGTACTTCTTCTTCATTACCCATAGCTTCTAAGACTTCAATAATCTGAGAGTCCACACCACCAACATCTTGAGTTGTACTTGTATCTATTACTTCTTCTGGGCCTTGTCTTTCAATTGCCATTTTTCTTTCCTATAATTTTAGGATACATAATTGCTCTATCAGCCTCTGCTTCCTTTACACTACTATAGCTTTTTATTTTACCTGATTCTATATATGACATATATTTTTTAAGTAGCTCATCATCATTTTTTATTTCCTTTCCTGTTTCTGGGTCAAATCTAGGTAATAAATAATGTTTATCTTTAGCTATACCAACTGATGTTATTTTCATAGTAACAGTTTTTTTTCCTTCCTTGCCTTCTTTGCCTTTAGATAAAACATTATTATGAAAGTCTGAAAGAAATTTTTTATTAATACTATATCTATCTTCTTTTGCTTTATTCTCTACCGCCATATTAATAATACATCCTAAGAGGTCTTTGCCTTTCTTTGTCTTCGTAATCGCTTGCTAAAGAAACAAATCCACCTTCACGAAAACGCATCAGGGCTTGGGTCATAGTATCACATAAATCATCGTTAGCTCCAAATGGAAATGACGCACATTCCTCTATCATATCCTCTGCAAAGGTCTTGTTAGGTGCATATACCATTCCTGATTCAAAGATAGGCGCAACCGAGTGCATTCTAGAATGTTTATCATGGCCTCTAGTCGGAGAGTAATTAACAACAGGAATACCTATTCGCCGTAGTTCTTGAGTAAGTGGAGTACCAGACGCTTTGGCTTCAATAAGAACCATATCGCATTCCCAATAAGTATATTCGCGCATAGCTATTTCTTTTAGCTCTGGAAAGTCCCAGCGACCTTTTTGACAGTCTAATAATATTAAACAATCAGGAGCATCTTCTGAAGGCTTAAAAACACCCCAAGTAGATATAGCAGAAAAGTCAGCAGTTTGGTTTTTAGAAAACGCAGTATCGTATGACTGCATAATATATTTAACAGGTGGTATGCTCTTATGAGTCCAACGCTTCCACCAGTCTCTTTTTATAATAGCTCCTTCTTCAGCTGTAGGATTCTGCATCCACTGAGCGTTCCATTTGATTCCAGGAATGGAAGATTTAACTTTTAACAATTCATCTTTAGGCCAGAACTCAGGCCATAAAGGATTGTCTGTTTCTGGGAAAATAGCAGGAAACTCTATCATCTCCCATTGGTCTGCAAGTGCTTCCTTTTGAGAGTCTAGTAATTTTGCTGTTAAGTCTATAGAAGACCAACGCGTCATAACTAATACTATAGCTCCACCAGGCTGTAAACGCTGTCTAGGTCCAGAGGTATACCATTCCCAAGCTGACTCCAAGGCATTCGGACTAAGGGCGTCTTGCTCTGAATGAGGGTCATCAATAATCAATAAATCCGCACCCCTACCAGTAACAGCACCACCGACACCAGCTGCGAAGTATTCGCCGCCTTTGTTGGTTTCCCAACGTCCAGCTGATTTATTATCTGCTTGGAGTTTAACTTCTGGGAATACATCCTTGTATTCTTTTTGGTCCATTAAGTTTCTGACCTTACGACCAAATCGTACGGCTAGTTCCCCTGTATGGGTTGTTTGCATAATCTTCATCTTGGGTTTCTTACCCATAATAAATGATGGAAAAAAAGTAGATGCAAATTCTGACTTGGTATGACGAGGAGGCATATTAACAATCAAACGTTTAATTTCGCCTGTTGCTACTTTGTTAAGCTTTTCTGCAAAAATCTTATGATGACGACCACATATAAATTCTGGCCACATATGTTCCACGTAGGACAAAAAATCGTTTTGGCATTTATCTTGGGTTTCAAAGCCGTCAAGCTTTTCTTTGAGCATCAAAGCTTCTTTCAGCTCTGTCTCAGTTAGCTGCGAAAAGTTCATTTAACTTTTAGAATGGCTTTAATTGCATATTTCTAAATCTTCTATCAGTAGAATAATTAGCAATTCTATCAATTTGAGGTCTTACTGGTCTCCCTATTTGTATTGGCATGGGCATAGGTTTCTTTATTGGCATAGGCATAGGCCTATTTATTGGTTCTGGCCTGTCTATAGGCATCGGTTCTGGCCTGATAGGGCTAGGTCTTCCTATTTTTATAGGCATCGGTCTGTTTATTGGTCTACCTATACCTATTGGTTGAGGCATCGGTTGTCTAAATCCACCGCCTATACCACCAAAGCTAGGAGGCTGTCTAAATCCACCGCCATATCCGCCTCCCATACCAGGGAACATACCGCCTATACCACCGCCGAATCCAGGTCCAAAGGGACTCCCACCGCCGAACATAGGAGGCATTCTTCTGTATCCGCCACCACCGAATCCAAATCCACCGCCAAATTGAGGAGGTCCGCTAAAAGCACCGCCATACATTAATTGGGGTCTTGGGCCAAATGGATTGTTACCAAATCCGCCACCGAATCCAGGTTGTTGCATACCGTATCCACCACCGAACTGAGGAGGTCTTTGCATACCAAAGCCACCGCCTCCATAAGGATTGCCGTACATACCGCCACCAAATTGAGGTGGCTGTCCGAATCCACCTCGGCTACCGCCGTATGGATTACCAAATCCGCCTCTATTACCAAAAGGATTAGGGAATGAGCCTATACCGCCTTGATTGCCAAATCCTCCAGGACGAATAGGAGTTATTTGTTGAGGAGGTCTAGCTCTCATATCCCTGGCCATACCTCCTAAGAAGTTATTATTTGAAAAACCAGGTGAGGTAATATTTATTTTTTGGTCTCTATCATCTATACCATCGAAGTTGCTATCCTGCATGTCCATAGTACGAATCATCATTACATCATCCCCTGTAGCTCTTGACCGATTGGTTCTTCAGTTGGCCCTTGCTCAATCTGTTGCATGACTATCATAAACAAGTCTTCAATATCTTCATCGTCTAAACCTTGCTCTGTCAAAAAAGCTCTAACATCTGCTTCGCTGACACCTTGTTGAATCATCTGCATAACAGCCATAACTAACTGCTCTATCATTTTAGCTTCTGGAGCAATACCTTCTAGCTCGGACATTGCCTGTTGTTCTGTCATTTGCATTTCGGCTTCGCCACCTTCGGCAAACTCTACGCCTTGACCCATAAGAATATCTTTACGCGTAATCTTTCCGTCTCCGCTTAAATCTGGAAATCCGTTTTCTTTTTTTGCCTCGTCACCTTTTGCCATTTGTTTTCTCATAGCCATATCAGCAATACCACCTTGAAGCTCTATTTTTTTCTTTTGCATTCTATCAATAGCATCCGCAATCATTTGCGCTCTTTGATTCTCACCATTCCTAACAGCTACTTCATAATCTTTCATCATATTTTCAATATCTGACTCAATAGAAAAAATTAGACCTTCTGGGCTTCTATCTTCCGTTCTTGGTTCGTTGTCCATATTCATAACTTATCCTATCTTAATTTATAATCTCGTCTACCCATATCTTTTCCAATAAATCCACCTATTCCACCTGGTATTGGCCCTTTAGGATTTGGGGTTTTAATACGTCTACCATCTCTGTCAAACTCGTCCTCATAAAATCCTGGAGTGCCTCCTGGATACATTATAGGAGGTCCGTTTCTTGGAGGTGGTTTAGGTCTATAATCGTCTTGGTCCCTTGGGGGTCTTGCCATTTTATTATGAGATACCACGCCATCTACTAAATAAGTATGAGTATTAGAGGTGGTAAAGTTATATACTTTTACAAAATCTTCTTGACTTTCAAGTGTTGTAACTTTTTCTACACCATCATTAGTAATTAGTTCATCACCTATTTGTAAGTCCTTAACTTCTATACCATAATCGTTATAAGCTTGATTAGATAGCTTGGAGTTATTAGATTTCCAACCGTCCTTGGTTAAAAACGCGTGAGAATCTGTAGCTGTTATTCTGTTATTAATCGTCCATAATTGCCTATTGTCTTTCGGAATATTATGAACATACGAAACTTTATCTACTGTATCACCTAAAGCCATAACCTTATCGCCTACTGCAATATTTTCTATAACCTTTTTGGTTCCATCAGCCATATCAACTTTAGTTCCTGCTACAAAACACATAATTGGAGGTTGAATTGGGTCTCTTATTGGTGGTTCCTTTATAAATGGTGGAGGTGGAGGAGGTGGGTCTGCTGGGGGTGTATCTACTGGAGGTTGTCCAGCACCTTGTAACGCAGCAATCTGAGCCTGTAAGTCTGCAATCGTATCTTGATACTGAGTGCCTTGACCTGTCATTTCATCCAATTGAGCTTGATAATCATTTGCTTGGGCGTCAAGTGCCTGGGCTTGAGAATCTGCAGCCTCGGCTCTAATCGTATCTTGTTGGGCAATCGCTTGGTCCCTTTCGGCTATAGCAGAGTCCCTTGCGCCAGTTATATTATTTATTTCACCCTGTAAGCTATCTATTGTTCCTGTTAATTCTGCTTCTCTCTGGCCAAACTGTTCTTGTAAAGCAGTTTGCTGTTGAGTAAATTGTTCTGTTAGAGTCACTTTTTGATTCTCTAGCTCTACCAATCTTTTCTCTGATTCCTCAGCTCTAATAACATCTTGTTGAGCAAGTGCTGCTTGTAACTCTTGAGACGTCTGGGCTATCTGTTGGTCAAGCGTAGCAATTTTTTCTGCTGCAACTTGCTCTGCCGAAGCAACAGCATCTACGCCATTCGCTTCAGCTTCAGCGACGGATTGTTCTAATTGAGCAACTAACTCAGCTCTCTGAGCATCTAAGGCAGCGATTTGTTCTTCAATAGCTTGCTGACTCATTTCATCTTGTTGCAAGAAAGCAGCTTCTAATTGTTTGGTTAAATCACTTTTGGTATTAAGCAAATCATCTATATTGCCTTGCAGGCTAGAAACTCTTTCGCCAAAGAATCTTTCAGTCTCGGCAAGCTTTTGGCCAAATGTCGCTCCGAGTGTCCTAATATCTTCAAATGGGCGAGCGTTATCTAAAACAGCTTCGCTCTCGTCTGCAGACAAAGATGGAAGGCTCGGAGCAACCATTTCAACATCTGGAAGATTGCTAGGGGCATATCTATCAAGGTTGAAACTAAAATCGGTTGGGTCAAAGGATGGTCTTGCAATTGGTCCTCGTACGGAAGAGCCTGCCCTGGGCAAGTTTAAAAACGAATAATCTGTATCAATTGCCATACTTTTTTTCTCCTAAAAAAATTTTGCAGGCAAGTGTGAATCTTTTGGAGAAGAGTTTGAGCGAAGTGTCTCAATCTTACCTGCAAAACCTTTGGGAAAATTATAACTGTAATAGGGTACCTTATACAAGTAAAAACCGAATCCCAAAAAAGCATGTGAAATTATAACTGTAATACTGTAGGTAGTAGTAGGTATATACGAGTATATATATATGGGGTGTGGGGGTCTAATTAGTATGCCCGATTGCCGACAGAAACCGACCTATAAAGAGTCCCGTCAACTTGTTGACGGTTATATATATCAAGCGAGCTTGCTCGCTATAAACTCTTAGGCGGAGCAAAGCGACGGTTATATTATGCCTTGCAAATAGAGTAGGGCGAACAAGAAACATACCCTAAAATATATAAATATAGCCCTAAAAATGTCTAAATATGGGTAAATATAGCCGAATATACCCCAATATATGCCAATATCACGCTAAATATAGCCCCCCTTCTCCCCTCTCGCTACAAATAGACAAAAAAAACGGGCATTTCTGCCCGTTTACCTCTCCCCTCCTCTACTGTATTAAGTAAATAAATGAAAATATGACAATTAAAATGACTAAATCAATCACTTAACGCCCCCTTTTGATGGCAAGTCTTACAAGCTACATCAAACTTATCCCAGTCGAAGTTAGGATTATATCTATTACAGACATCTGCGACTGAATCAATTGTCTCTTGGGAGGCGTGAGATAGTCTCAGAGCCTCCGCAATTGCTTGAAAGTGTTGTCTAGTCATACAACACCCCCTCCAATCTCTCAATTAAGGCTCTGTCTCCAGTAGACCTTAAACAGTTATAAATTAATCTTGGCTCGATATCTAATAGCAATCTGAAGTTTCTACAATCGCAATTTAAAATTGGACTTAATACTTCCTCATACACTGCCCAGTTTCTCAACTGGCCTTGTATAGCATAGCCAATTGCACACGCTCTTGTATCGGCTAAGCCTTTATCCATTAGCGAATGAGCCATATAAGGCGTATCGTCTTTTTGCAAAGGCCTGTCGAACTCTTCGCCAATCTCAAAATCAAAATGTAATTTTGATAATACTCTTGCTTGTCTCTCTTCCCAAGAGTCAAGCCTTACTGCTTCTAATCTAGTCATCTTAAAACTCCTCCTTTACTAATTGAACATCTAGCTTATAACCTGCTACCAGTTCGGTTAGTCTGTCGTCTACGCTCTGCACCTTATCAAGCAAGAAAGTGTCGGAATCATCTTCCACCTTATCAGCCATATCGTCCCACCTATTGCCCCTGCTCTCTAGGTCTTGGGTTAAGTAGTCAATATCGTCTAACTTGCTTTCCATTCCTTGTAGGTCATATCTGTTGTCTAGGTCATTTATAACAGCGTCAACCGTTCCGTCTTGTAGCTGGGTTATTCTTAAATCAATCAAGCCCTCCAGTCCTAACCATTTTATTATTAAGTTCTTCATATCGTTTTTCTCCGTCCAGCTTAATTGCTGGGATAGATGAATTGTACTATATGAGTATACAATCTGTACACATATTTATTGATTAATTTATTGGGGTTATTTCTTGATATATCTTATTTGTATATATTTTTGCTGTTTATAATTAGTTATCATCTCCCCTTATAATACAAAAGGGTTAGTTATATATCAATATTGTTTATATATATGTGTGTGTATGTGTGTATGTGTGTAGTATGATATTTGTTAACTGTTATTACTCCCGACAGTCCCGACTCCCGACATACTATCCCGACAGGGATAGCCAATCCCCTCCCCTCTTGGATAGAGTAGGGCATATTTGCTATATAAAACTACAGGTGCCTAGCAAGTCCCCTAGATGCTATTAATATCTGTATATCT